CTACCTATCGTCATGCAACTCTTAGCTAAGTTCAGGGTTGTCTCGTATGCAAGGGCTAGTACGTTACGCAAGTGGGTTATCCCAACAGCTTTTATCTTCGCAGCCCTCATCACCCCGTCGCTAGACGGAACCCTCACACTGCTTGTCGCAATCCCTATGTTGCTACTCTATGAAATAGGGCTGCTTGCTAGCTGGCTTACACACAGAGAAGAAGGTAACTACTTTACTGACTTGCCTATGGTGCAGAGCGGGCAGTTGTTCTTAGTGTGGATTGCACACCGACCTGTTGTGCTAGTTCACAAGATTCATTATAAGTTTAGGGATAACAACAAGAGGTTCTAATGAAACGCTTCATGCAGAACAAGTGGACAAACCGTGTTGCTGTGGCTGTCTGGGTCGCTGTGACGCTTGCTGTGTGGCTGCTGAGATGATGCGTGGGTGGTTGCCGATAGTATGGCTAGTGCTAATCTATGGGCTGGTGTTGTTTTGCGGAATCTACTTAGGCTGGGGGTCAGTCTAGTTCTGGTGAACGGTTGGTTCTTCTAAGTCAACATCCCCTGGAAGCCCGTCATTGTATGTCCCTTTAAGGGAAGTGCTTGGAACATAGAAAGAACAACCGCAATCAAACTCAGTAAAGTAGAAGCTACCCTCTTCGTCTTCTAGTATGTCCTCTTGCGATATAGTCCCTTGCATATCTTCGTGAACGCCCATGAGAGGATACAACCAGAGCCCTGGGTCCCAAGATTTTGCTGTAGCTTTAGACATTCCTACTGCTTTAGCGCAAGACATCATTACGTTAGCTGTTTTTTTAATCATTTATCGCCCTTGCCCTTTGCTGTAGAGTTTACTTTTTCTAAAATATCAGCAACCATGTACGGGTGGCTGTCTGCTTTTTTTGTATTACATGGCTCGCATAACATTTGTAAATTATGAACTTGGTTATCTCCGCCCTTAGATAAGGGAATGATGTGATCGATAGTGAGGTTGCTGCCAGTACCGCAGTGGGCGCAGAACCTGCGTCTACGACGCTTCATGCGGGAGCGTTGTACTCGTTTGGATTTACTAGAAAACCGACTCATCTAATTCCTATTCACCCTGCCTTTTGGAATTCATTCCAAACAGCGGGGACAGTTTTGCAAACTGCTGTTTGGAACGCTGCTTGAGTATCTCGCAGTCTCTTGCTGCGTTTTGGGAGGGCGCCCCTAAGGTTCTGAAAAGTTTTTTGTAGTCGGCTTGGGCTTGCCCCATGTCGGAGATAAGAACACCCCGGTACTTCCCATGATTTTCATGCCTAGTAAACATCACGTTTTTTTCTCATGTCAGCCTCTATGACACGGTTTACGTTAGACAACAGCGCTTCTATGTATACGGCTGCGTCCATCAGTTCTTCTTGTAATTCAGTAAGCCAGTCAACTTCGCCGTAGTCTCTGCGTGTCGTGTCCACTCCGTACTTGGTGGCAGCAGTTTTACTGCGCTCCCCTATCTTACGCTGGACACTAACTACGTTAGGGTCTTGGTCTTGCTTTCTGTCCATGTCACAAAGTCCTCCGCTCGCATAAGCACATAGTTATCTATCTTCTGTACTTTGGTGCGGTTAGTTATACAAACTAGAGGGATCTTTTCGATCCCTTCGTGCTCTAAGGCGTAGTCACGTGCAGCAATCGCTTGCTCTACCGCTAGAGACAAGCGACTGCTCATGACGTTGCCGTATTTGACCTCAATAGCAAACTCAGGGTGGGCTACGTCAGGGGCAGCACCCCTCTGGCGTCCTGTCACAGGGACACGGACACCACCGAGCAGTGTTCCCCACCATCGTTCCCACTTCTTCCATGTCTGCGTAGGTCTGGGCATTTATGACTCACTTTCTGCCGTGATACGGCTGCCGATCTGACCGTTGCTATTATCCGCAAAGTCTCTTTCGTTAGTGATGCAATCACATAGCTTAGTGTACTTGCGGTGGGCTTTAGCCATACTGCGTACCGCTTTCATGTCCGGTCCCCATAGCCAGCCACCGATTGTCTTCTTAGTTCGTCTGTAATCCGGGTCACCTTGAACTACAACAGTGCTGTCGTCACGTCGGCTTCTGATGTTGTCGCATGTAAACACATGAACAAAAGCCCTCCTGCGATTCGGATTACTTGTTGAATAGTTTAGCGAACGACCGGACACATAGTAGCCGTCTGTGCTACGTTCAGATGGTGGCTGATAAGTCTCGCTACCTATGTCAATGCTTGCTGTCAGTTGATTCGGCAGCCGGGTTTTTGGCACCGACGACATAGGAAGTAAGCCTCTGTGCCGTAAATCCCTAGTGCCTTTCTTACATACCTTACATTTCCACGGGTTACCATCGTACCCAGAGCGGAATGAGTGGCGTGTAAGGGCATCGACGCCTTGCCTAAAGCGGGAAGCATCGCTTTGCGGGCTAGGCTTCCGATCAGTATTACGTAAGTAGCCATCGTCTGCTGCTTTTTGCAAACGCCTAGCGTTCATCTCTGCGGTGGTAGCCCGTACCAATGCCCGCTCTAATTCTTTGCGAACTACGCTGTATTCAGTTTTCCAGTTCTTGCGCTTAGGTAGTGCAAGCGCTACACGTAGGGCGTTAAATCTTTTGCCCATATCATTACTGCTTTCTATCCTCCTAGAGGATAATAGTAGGGGTCCCCCTAAAGGGGGACTCCCTAAACTCTCTGTCCACATACCATGAATGATGTTGTTCGCTGAAAATAAATTACTCAGCGCTCACAACACATTCGATTACATCATGGGTTACGCCATACCTTTCTTGTCGAGCCTGTTGACATGTCTATCACCTGTTGAAACTCCCCACGCTTGAGTGCTTTATCCACACTGTCTTGTGACACCGGCTTCTCAGCACCATCGCTTAGTTCTGTCGCTATCTCTGCTACTGTCCTGTCTTTACCATCGGACAACAGCCTTGATACTTGATACTGAACAGGTAGCCCTGATGCTAGCTTAGCCATTCCCATAACTGACGTGGAAGTAAACTTGATTGTATCTTTCCCGTGATCTACGCGAATAGCTAGTGGTGGTTGCAACTTGAAACCGTTAGCTTTCCTATGCTCTAGCCCTACTGTTATGTAGTCAGCGTCAGGCACTTGCTCACTGCTCATACGCCACACACTTCTGGAGTAGTTCCACCAGAACGCTGAGCCAAACGGCTTCTTCTCATCACCCTGACCTTTAGCAACGTGTGCCAGTATCAACGACGGCACACCGATCTGGCGTAGCGCTCTGAACAATGCCTTCGGTGCTTCCACATCGTTGACATCATCTGAACTAGCCGGAACAGCCGAGTCCACTATGCTAAAGACTGTGCCGTTTTCTTCTGCCTTCTTCTCTACTTCCTCAGCCATGCCAGAGAGGTTATCCCCACATGCCACGTAGGTTATGTCGAAGTCAATGTGAGTTAGATACTCACCCTGTGGTCCACGTGGACCTAAGCCCCGGGCAATCTTATCCACCATGTCTAGGACGTCTTCCTCATCAGACTCCCAGTCCAAGTACATAGCGTTCCCAGTTACCTCAGGCGTGATCCCAGGCACGATCTCAATGCCGGAAGCAACAGACATACAGATAGCAACAGCAAGCGTTGACTTACCTGAGCCACCGTCAGCGTATAGGACAGAAGGCTTTAGAGCAGGGGTTATAGGCTTGACTGCCCACCTACTAGCAAGAGATCTAACACTCTTACGTAGGTCTACGAACTCCGCCGTTGTTTCTACGCTAAACGTAACCAGCCTAGCCGCAGCCGATAGCATCTCTAGCCACGGTCGCTGCTCTCTCTTATCTAAAGCACGCACTAACTCAGTAGTCTTGCTTGTAGATAACGTGTCATACCTAACAGGTCCGATCAGGTAGCCTAAGTCTGTTGTCTCGATTGTTACCTGTGTCGTGACGCTTGTCCTACCCTTGAAAGGTCTGTCAAACGTCATGGTCACACCATCATCAGGGAACATGACCGTGACCACACCCGACTCACTGATTTTTACCAGTGGGTCTTTGATCTTCACCCCTAAGTGACTACGTATCTTCGACTGTTCGTACCGGGTCACACTCTTGATCACTCTAGTCAGGTCACTCAATGCCATAGGTGGGGTACACCTATCAGCAAACGGAGCCAAAGTGCTCATGATTATGTCCGGCTGAACACCCCGGCTATGGAAGTACCCGGCTAACCGAGTAGCCATCTGATCTCGTTGACCCTCAGGTGCCCCTTGCTCCAACGCCTCACTTACCCACGGCGCACCAGCACTTGTTATAGGTGCTGATATCCCAGCAGGTGCGGGCTTCCTGCCTAAGAGTTCCTCCGGTATGTCAGTCCAGAACACAGGCGCTAAGTTCTTAGCTACCTTGTATTCCTTGCCTTCGATTGTAGAGGGAGGGGCTACTACGTAACCCCCTGTACTCCGTATGTCTACGTGATCTATGATGCCAGCGCTCTGCTTCATGTCGTCAGTGAACTGGAAGTAATAGTGCAGCCCGTTTGGAGTGCGTACTACCCTAGTCTCAGGCAGGCTAATGTCTGCCTTCTGAATTGCTAAAGCACCCGGAGCCCCGTCAATATCAAGCACAGATAGACCACTGATCTGACCTGTCACGATACCTACATTGGCATCAGGCTCGCTGCCCCAGACTTCATGCGCCTCATCTGTTGTCATGCGTACAGTCTGTAACTGAGCCCATGATGACAGCAAGGGACGCTTGTCGTTTGGTTTCAACGGGATAACCGACAGCCCTTCGCTTAGGTATTGAACGGCTGCTTCTAGTTTACGGTTGACTTTGCGGGCTGGCATTGTCCCTCCAGACTTGGGTCATGCCTAGACCTGACCCTAAGGTATGGTGGCGTAAGTGACTATCGAGTAGCCCCCAACGCTGCCTTGCAGAGTTCAACCGACGTACAGTGGCACACTTCTTCCTGTCACCACTGCAACAATCATTTACCTTGAATCCCTCACCGGGACTAAGTGCAGCTAACGCTGCTGTTTGAGGGTGCCGTGCTTTACCACGACGCCCCGTTGTGACTAAGGCAGAGAGAACCTCTGCTGTTGTCATAGGTGTAATGCTGCTCACTTGCTTCCTTTCTAGCTTTCTTTCCTGTATGTACTCATGTGGGTACACACCTTTACACGTGTCACATACCCAGGGATACTGAGCTGCCGCGTTTTCGAGGTGGACTGTACCGGGGCAGGGCACAGAATACTGCGCCCCGATTGTCCCGATACATTGGTATTCGTTTGAGGGCACTACTCTTTAGCTTCAGCGTAGTCGATCACTGACTGCCATTGTTCGGCTGTCATTTGTGACCAGTCCTGAGGCAGACCTAACGTACCCCGAAGTTCATCGGCTGCATCGATTGGCGTGTCCCACTTAGCTTGCATCAGGGCAACACCCTTTTGCTTTAGGTCGTCTATGCTAGGAGCGTTATCACTCCACGGTAGAGTCTCTACGAGTTCATCGATAGGGTCAGTCTTTGGAGGGGTTGGTTCCACATCGGCTAGGTCTACAACACCGTCGTCTGTGACAGCATCAACAACAGCGTCAGCAACAGCGTCAGCCTCTCTCATGAACGGTGTCTTACCAGCCATCGTATCTTCAAGTGCCTTGTGCCACATGTCCCATGCTGCTGCCAGTGCCTTGCCACTAAATGCCTGCGCTGACTCGGGACTTGCAAGCATGGTGGTCAAGTTGTTGAACGCCATACCCTTGCTGATGCGTACATCTATAGGTGTAGCTTGTACTGGTGGTGGAGGGGCTTTGTACTTAGTGACCTCTGTACCTTCGCTAACCTTAGCTGCCCGCTTTATGTCATAGAAGATTTTACTTCCACGACCCGGGTTCAATGACAGGTCTACTTCAATACGGTCACCGGACTCAAACACTACACCGGCGTAGTCTTCACGCTTGCCGTTGACGTAAGCACCTTGCATGTTCCAGATAGGCTTGCGCCCTTGATCGTCTATCGTGGTGTCCTCTACGAACGAGTACCCTGTACCAAAGTTCGTGAACACCTTGTCCACTGTGACCACTACGGTCTTGAATGTTTCCCTCTGTCCGTTGATGCTTTTCACATCATGTGGGAATCTATCCGAGTGACTCATCTTTTTCTTGCTCCCCTGCTACTTGCGTAGCTGTATTAGTTGCAGTCATGACAACATCGCCATCACTGTTGAGGAATTCAGCGCTTAGACCATCGTCAGAAACCCTGACCTTAGGCTGATTGTTTCCCATTACCATGCTCATTATGTCTACCATGACCGGCTCGCCGTCTTCGCCTGACTTTTTCCACACAAACTGTGCGTAAGTTTCAGCAGCAGACTTGCCTTCGTTGTAGCACGTTGAGCAATATGCCCTGATTGCAGTCATGCAGCTAGGGCATATCTGCTTCTTGTCAATAAACCAGCTTGGCATTATGTCCTCTCCGTAATCGTAAACGATGTGGACTCCGGCATACGGGCAGCGATGATCGCTTTCCCTACTTCGGACTCAACACCATACGCTTTTAGTAAGTTGTTTGCCTTGCTACCTGACACCACAGTTTTACTACTTGCTGGTACGTGCTTCTCGACTACTAACTCTGACGCATCACGTTCGGACAGCAGTTCAGTGAGCGCCTTTACCTTGCCTACGTCATAGGTAGGTGAGCCCGCTCTCTTGATGTCCAGTGTTGAGTGAGGCAGTCGAGTGCCCTTTGTTTTTAGCAGTCGCTTATGTATCTCATAGCTAACCGCAGCTACCGCACCCCGGTAGTCTGATGCACCCTCTTTGAGTGCTTGCAACAGTAACCCTAAGGACTCATCGTCCATAGTCCCGCAGTTAGTTGCCACTGCGAGAATGTTTCCTGTCTGTGCCATTCGAACCTTTCTGCTTTTCAGCTTCACGCTTTGCTTTGGCTGCTGCTGACTTCTTAGGGTCACCACGCCAGCTATTGAATACGTTGAACGGGGTTACAAGTTCATGTACCCGCTCTGCACCACATTTCTTACACACACCTACTACTTCGTTGACTCCTTCCGGCTCAGGTATCATGAAGTGGTGCACACACGCCTTAGTCTTCGCTTCGGTTGTCAAATTGAGAACCTCCAATACCAATACCAAACACTAACGTAGATAATGCAGCACACTCACGCTGGAACTGCTTTGTAATACGAACAAACTCCTTGCGCTTCTCGTCGTAGTCTGCTGGTGCCCCCGGTGGAGTGATCGCAGAGTGCTGGTGGCTTACATCAGGTTGGTTGGTTAGCTCACACTGGCATATAGGTACTTGAATCCAATCAGCAGTACCGAACATGCTGTTGATCTTCCTATGATACTCATGCCCTATGATTGCTAGTGCCTGTGTGTATTCCTCAGACCCTGACATCATAGTGGCGAACGCTGCGCTCTTAGCAAAGTTCAACGCTGTATTTACTAACCCGGTTGCTGCCCCTATCTTGTGGAAGATAGCTTCCTTTAGCTTCTCAACCACATCGTCAGGCAGCCCTGCTTCACGTGCAGCCTCTGCTGCTAGTTCAATCTGTTCCTCCAGAGGACGGTTAGGGTCAATCTCTATTGCCCCAAACTTAGTACCTCCAAAGCTACCCGCATTTACAGCCTCCTCTAAGGGAGACTCTGGGATATCTTTCAGACTCTCCTCTAGGAACGAGAGATCGAACGGCTCATCAGGTTGCTGCTCGTTATTTTTTTCGGTGTTTTCCATGCTTGCTCTTTCTATGCTTACGCATATATTATGTTACTGTCGTACCTCACTCAAAAACCTCATAGTCTGCACTAAATTAGGCAGACTTTCTTCATCGTTGATCTGGACACTGCTCTCAGAGGGGAAGATAGAGTCCATGTTTCGCAGGTCGTGACCGATTAGAACCGAAGCAAACCTCAGACCGTCCCTTATGAACCCCTTGTTCACCGCTGCTGTGCAGTCGTTCATGTTTGGGTATCCGTCAGTGATAAGCACGGCTGCTGATGCACCAATGTCTGATGTAATCACGTTCTTCAAGAACAAAGCACCGGTACATGTCGGAGTGCTGCCTCCCATGTACCGCCCTACTGAAGCGTGGGTAGGCTGTTGTCCTGTTGCGTTGGTTAGGATTGATGCAGCACAGTAGCTACCCCTGCCTGATGAGTACGAATACACATCTGACTCAGGGAACGCTTTCATGATTGCACCAGCACACTGCCATGCTAACCAAGCAGCGTTTCGGTATGACCCAAACTCGCTGCGCCAGCCCCGACCACGACGCTCATCACAGCTTGCACAAGGACAACCCATCGACCCGCTCATGTCTACCATGATGGCTACTTTGCCACGGGTCTTCTTGTTCTCCTCAAACACAGCGGTATCACCCATCATACCTAGTCGCCATATGTCACGACCGGGAGCGCCTTTGAACCTATCTTTCTGCTTATCTCGTAAGCCACGTGTCTCATCTAAGACTATGTTCACTGCGCTGCCGAGTTGGATAGGCTCAGAGTCAACATGCTCAACGCTTGAGAACTCATGCTTCCTGCCCATAACCTTCACAGCGTCCTTGCCACCGGGTGCATACTTACCTGTATTACCGTCTTGCACTTCGTCGCCGGTTGCCTTAGCGTCCTTGATTTCCTCACGCTTGGCAGCGTCTTTCGCTTTGACCTTCTCTAAGATGTCACCAGCATCTATCGGCTGCTTGCCGGGAGGCTTGCGGTAGTTCTTAGGTCGCTCCATGTCCAAGTAGTCAGCGATCTCAGCCGACAGCTTGATCAATTCCTCCTGATCATCTGAAGCCATAGCTGCATGCACTTGACTGTCGAACTTCTGTCGCATTTTCTTTATGACATGGTGTGCACCGGGCGACGGTACATCTACTGCCATACGCAAGATTTCTGTTCGCAGGTTGCTGCCAGTTATAGCTTGCTCTGCGCTCATGCTCATAGGGTCGGGTCTGTTTCCCACCGCCCCGTAGAACTCCTTCATAATCTTGTCGTTGTGGTAATGCTCAGTAGCCTTGTGTGCAGTCCTAGCATTTTCAAACGAGTCCCATATGCTAGCTACGTCAGAGCCAGCAACATCTTTGAGGATATCCGTAGCCCCAAGTGGACTGAACTTTGCTCGCCCTGCACCAAGCAGCTTGGCTTCAAAGCTTGACTGCTTAGGCAGGAACACCTGTGCCTGACGCTCAGCATATGCAGGGGTGTCAAAGTCATCTGACCTATCCCCTTCCATGTCACGCCCTGCTGCTATGTCACTAGCGTCACGTGTGTCGTCACGCTTGATCTTAGCCCTGCCTCCGCCAGATAACATACCGAAGAACGAACCGTAGTCCGAGAACCGGGTGTCTCTGCTCTTACGCTTGCGCGGCATATCGTTCCACTACCTTTCTGTACTTGGGCTTTTCTACCCTCATACGCTTCTCGAATTGACACAACATACAACCACGGTTCTTCCGTGCCCTGCTCTTGCGTGCCTTAGCTGGTCTACTCATGCGCCCTCTTATCCTGCGGGTTTGATACCGCTGATTGCCTTGAGTATGTCTTCTGTTGACATACTTGCGATTGTCGATGCTATGTCCGACGCACCTGACTTAGGCTCAGGTTTCGGTGCCGGTGCCGGAGCACTAGCTGAATTGTTGGGAAACATAGCCGAGTTGCCAACGATTACCTTGTTCGATGCCGGAGTCCCGAAGTGGGCACGACCTCCAGTTAGCAAAGCCGAAGCGTTCGCATACTTAGGTGTGATGGTGTACTCAAGCGCCTGCATAGGTGTGAACCCACGCATTGTCATTTCCGCAGCAGCAGTCAAGTCACCAGTGTTGATGTTCGTATCTGCTGCTTCACGGGCATCGTCTACCCATGTGTAGAACCGCTTGGCTCTGTCTTTCTGCTCCTCAGTGCCGTCACCGAGTACATAAGCAAGAGCCTTTTCCTCATCTGCCAACGGCTCATCGATGGTACGTATCCACTTGAACCTGCGAAGGAAAGCCTTGTCTAAGTTCTGGCTAAGGTAGCCGTTGCCGGGTGGGTTAGCCGTAGCCACCACCGAGAACTCATCACCGATAGGCACAGCCGTTTCACCATTCTCAGGCAGCGACCAGTAAGCCCCGGCTGAATCCATGACACCGTACATACGGGACATGAACTCCTGCGGTGCACGTGTGGCTTCCTCCAACATGAAGGTCTTGCCCTCTCGTACAGCCTCAGTAAAAGTTCCATCTTGCCACTTGATCGTCACGCCCCCGGACTCAAGAGCCTCAGGTCGCCATTGACCAACCAAGTCTCGTATGTCCATGCCTGGGTGAGCGTTCACCGCAACGAATGGCTTGCCGAGAATCTTCATAACCGTCTGCACTACGAAGGTCTTGCCCCACCCTGTGCCACCTAGCAGTAAGCGATGCAGTCCATCTGTGCGACATAAGTCCCACGCAACTTCCTGCCCGAGCGTGTTGAAGAACCGCCCTTCGTTCTCAAGCCCTGCTAGTTTGGACTTGAAGTCCCTGTCTGTGATACCCACAAACATATCCTTTCTGGCTACTTAGGTAGCCCTGATTCCTTGTCTAGTACAGCCACAATAGGTGAGACTGTTCTCTCTGGGCTAAACGCCCTGTCTACCTGTAATTGGAGAGCCTGTAAATCTCGCCTCATGTCGTCTTGGTCTATGTCGTTACGTGCTACACGATCCCGTAGTTCGGTGATTGCGTATGTCAACTCGTTCTGAAGCCCACGCATGCCTAACATGATGATCACATCAGAGACTGTTAGGTCAATCTCATACATGTCGTCATTCGCTGCTGTGGAGTCAGGCACGGTTAGCTTGCACACAACATCATCTTTGAGGTTGTTGCCCTTGACGTGTGCGACTAGATGCCTCAGCGCATATGCTGATGCCCTAGCTTTTCCAGCACGCCCACCTTGAGAGTGAAGATGCGACCTGTTCATGACCAATGGGTTTAGATTTGTGATAAATCCCTTCCTTTTCATGTCCGGATATATGTATTGCGCCCTCTCCCGTAGCCGGACAGCTACGGGAGGGACTATGGAGCCGATGTGTCGGCACGCAGGACTGAATCACGGCGTCCCCACACCCTTAGGAGAATCAAGTGCAGCACTACATGACTGCGGCTGCGCTTATTTACCTGCTTGATTCTGTACCCCCTACGGGTGGTTCCTCTGCCAACCTGTCGTTATGCACACGACACGCTCCACATGTAGCTACAAACGGCACTCTCGCTGAACTGGTAAACCATTCGAGTACCTGCTGCGCTTGCAGCTACATGTGGAACGGCGACGCTCTCTCGTACTACCAATCTTGGCGTATATGTGAGCCACGTCGCAGCGTTCCGATGTATGAGTATGTCATACACCCTCAACCTATGCGGCAGCCTCTGCTGCTGCCTGCTTAGCAACCGCTTCGATTGCTTTGTTCACACGTGTCACAGGCTTGCCTTTGAAGCCGTTGACCTTACGTGAGATTTTTTTCACCACTGCCTGCAACGCCTCTGCGTTGGGGCTAGCTTCAAGCTGCGCTTGCAACTCATGTCGTGCGACACCCTTCGTAGGTACACCCAGTACCTGTCCGAGAATCAGTCGCTGTTCACTCCGTGTTGCCATGTCGTATCCTTTCACGATGCTAATGGGCTTTGAGAACCAAAAAATTTGGGGTACTCCACCCCTCCTCCTTTTATCCTCTTTCACTTTGTTCAAGAGGAGAAAAGGGGGAGGGTTGGGTTAGCGGTCAACTTCAATTTGCTGATCTCTGTCCGTGATACCCCTGTCCACGAACGATATGTCCGGGTGTATGTCATCAGTAGGTTTGTCCGTAGCAAATTCTTCGACTAGCTTCATAGCTTCCTTCTCTGAGTTTGCCATGACGTGATAGCTACGCCACTCCGTGATCGTATCGCTGACCAGAAACTTTTCCATGTACGTTCCTTCCTGTTATGTAAGTGCCCTTACCCATATGTCGTACCCGTTTTCATGTGAGAATCTCCCACCCAGAGGGACACAAGCCGGAAAGGGAAGCTTGTGCCCCTGTGGGTGAGGGTCAGCCTACGCATTACTTGAGCGTATGTAGGGGCTGACACCCTTACCCTTAGTTCAATGTTTCATGTGCACGCCTTCCCTATAGCGTAGATGATTGAGATCGAGAAGACAGCACTCATGATGAGCAGCACCATGATGCTTATGTAGACCATGCGAAGCTCGCTTCGTAGTTCTGACATTTATGTACCGTACCCTTTACATGTGGAGCCACAGTCACATGGCTCGTTTACAGGTGAGAAGCAGTTGACAGGCTTCGCCTTAGGTTGTTTGTCCCAGAGGGCTTTCACTTCGTCATACGTTATGTCCACCACAGGTATTTCGAACTCGGTTTCGTACTCCCAGCCATCATATATAGGAGCCATAGGGTCTTTGTTCATGACACCCTCAGAGGTGTATGCCATACGGAGCGTCTCGTCGCCTTTTACGAAGGCGAATACGTGTATCGTACCGGGCATGTTACGAGCCTTTCACTAGCTGTTGATTGATTGCCACGTCGTCCGGGTCGCCGTCTGCGGCTACCCTCATGATCGCAAGCTTAGCCCTACGGGGCTTCTTGCTAAATCCCCACCACTTAGCGAGCGTCAAGCTTCGCTTCAAGTGCCTACGAACCCAGTCAGCTTGCTCATCTGTGAGCTCGCCAGCGTTGCCGGGTTCGAGCAGTTCGAGATCAGACCCTACGGGGGCTTCCTTGACCTGCTTCATGGTGTATACCTGTGTTTTCATGTCGTGATTTCCTTTCCTGAAAATCGTTTGCAATTTGGTTGACCACCCCTCCACCTTTTATCTCTCTTCACTTTGTTCAGAGAGAGAAAAGGGGGAGGTGTGTATTCGGCTTTTCTACTTGCCGAAGTTGTAGTTCATCGTGCCACTGAACGCATGTCCGTCAGATGTCATGTGGTGCTTGAACATGACGTCGCAGCCCTCACATAAATCTTCGGGGTGGTTGTATGGCATGTCAGTGTCCATAGGGTTACAGTCGTCGCAGGATATACGCCCACATGAACTGTCCATAAGGCGCTCATCGCCAAATACGTCAGCAAAGTCCAGCGTAATTCCACCACCACAGTCCATGTCCGTTTGTACGTTGCCATGTACGTCCATCATGGAGGCGTCATGAAGTACAGCGCCTATCTTCCATGTTTCGACAGCAACTCGTAGAGAACTGCCCTCATATCGTGCCTTGCCAGCCGAGTCTGCGACTGTGAACAAACTACCCTTTTCCATAGCTACCTTTCTGCTGCTTTGCAGCGTTCATGTCATGTGCGAGTTGCTTCATAAGCAACCTGCGGTTGGGTAGGGAAACTTTGCCCTTGCCCCATAGCGACCGAATCAGGTCGAATCGCCAGTCTAATTTAGCTTCCATGCGTGCCTTTCCTATGTCGTGAGAACCTTTCCCACGTGCCATGACATGACCCAGGCGGGTCATGCCATGAAACTTGGGTGCGGCTACCTACCGACCACTTTCGGTGTCCAGCGGGGTGGTGTATACCACCCTGCGTTGTGTAGTGATGTGACCGGCGTCCAATTCCTTCGATATGTGCCTCCACATGTCATGAACCAGTTTCAACCCCGGTAGATGCCCGTACCTAGCCCCCGCAGCCTTGCGTACGGCTCGAATCCACGGAAGTGGGTCGTCGCCGTTCACCATTCTCATGTCTACGAGCATGAGTACGTCGTCGTCCGTGGCTGTCCACGACCCTGATGTTGTAAAGTGCCCTACGGGAATCCCCATAGTCGTCATGTCTACGGCTTCGGACGAACGTCCGATGTAGTCCATTTTCAATTCCAATTTTCATACCTTTCCGTATGTATGTGTTCATGGTGTACCCATGTACGGAGAACCAAACCACCCGGCTTGACCCTCCGTACATGAGCGGGTGTGTCTCCACACCCACTCTGTACCTGCCTACGATGCAGCTTCAATCATGTCCTCATGTGCAGCTACGTAGCTTTGTAGTGCTTGCACTACCGGGGCGAAATTCTCGACCTCAATTTCCAATTTTGCAACCCGGTCAGCAAGGGTGACCGTAGGTGCAGCCACCTCTGCCGGTGCCGGGGCTGGTGTAGACGCCGGTGCCTTCACGGTCACGACCGCCTTGCCGTCACGTACAAGCTTCTCGACCCGGTTCGTAAGGGCTTTGCCCTTGATCTCGCGACCGTTTCGATCAACGTTCCAGTCGGCTGGCATCGTAGCCGGGTCTACATAGCCGCCGGTGATTCGCACACGACCCTTCGAACGGACAGTGTTATCCTGCTGCCCTACGGGGTCGAGTACCTGCCGGGCGTCCCTACGCTGGGTACGGGGCTTGCCAGCCCAACCCCGCAGTGCCGAATCCTCCAACTGCGTAGGCTTGGATTTTTTCACCTTCGCCTTCGCAGTCGGGGCTACAGCGTATGCAGCCTGCATATCCGGGCACCATGTGATGTGATTTGAAGCCCCGTTAGCAGAGAAATTCCCTGCCTTGCGACCTACGTGGGTGGGGCATGCGAACTTGTCCGATGCAACGATAGTGCCGAGAAACTCTTCCATGCTGTATGTAGGTACAGCTACCTGTGCTGATGCACTCATATCCAAAACCGCTTTCCTATTTGCGAATCGTCTGGACACTTGCCAAACGAACTTTTAAAACGGTATCAATTGGGGTCGCTAAAACGTGGCGTCATGACGATCACGTTTCGCGCCAAATCGAAGATTTGTGACGAGCGGGCACAGGCAGGTAGGGTTTAGCGCGCGCTCGCGAGCGACCCCCAAAACATAACGCCAAAAAAAACATGATTTCGGAGGCAAAACACAACACCAAAAACAACGGTAAAATTGACAGTGGCTGGAACGGTTTGCCATAATCACGCACATAGCATGAAGTGGCGTTCCCAGCACCTACTTAGCGTAGGTCAACATACAAAGATACTATCTTGGCGGGCATTGATGAAAAACCTACGGCGTGGACAGTCTGACTCAAATATCCTCCCTACGGGGGGTGCTCCAACTAAGCTGACCCGGAGAGTTCACGAAGCAATCGTTTCTTCGGTGCGTGCTGGCAACTACATAGGCACCGCAGCGAAAGCTGCCGGGATCGCGCGCAGCACCGTGACTCTGTGGAAGACGAAAGCTGATTCTGGAATTGAGCCCTACGGGGCACTGTTTAGAGATTTAGAAATAGTCTCTGCTAAAGCAGAGGACGAAATAGTTGCTGAACTACGTAGTAATCCAGACTGGAGGGCTAAGGCTTGGTGGCTTGAACACGGTCCTGCCCGGGAAGCTTGGGGCGCAGGCACGGGATCAAGCACTACCGACTTGGCAGTGGCTTTGCTGGACACCCTACGGGGCAGAGTTTCCGGCTCAGTCCCTACGGGGCAGACTGCCAAAGCCCTTCCTACAGCCCCGTCTACGCAGGATCGCACGGCTGAGGCAGAGCAACCGACAGACTAGCCATAGGCTAGGCGACATGCCATAGGACATGCTTGCATGTCATGAGGCTGCCCTTGCGGTTAGTGGCGGACTAGGGCTGGCGGAAATTCGTGCCGTCGTTGGGGTGGTGTGGGGTGGTGTGTGTGTGTGGGGTGTGATGTAGGGGAGGAGGCAAGGCAAGCAGCAGAGTAAGCGAGGCTGTTGGTCTTGTCGGGGTGGGGGTGAGGTTGTAGATAGCGTATTAGTGGAAGTTGTTGGGGACCCTACTATATTTATTTTGCCCCTTGACCCTAGTCGTACAATGTATGACAAGCTTGCCGGTTACAATTAAAAGCGACTAGGCTAATTACCTACACCATTCGCCACGGAACTCGAATCTCTGATGAATTGGAAGGGCTGTCAGCTTGGCCTGACAGACCTGGGACTTCTTATTGTGGAACCAAGTGGACAGATGTCCACCTTCTACTGGACAGATGTCCACTAGACAAGAAGATCTTAGTAGTTTTATACTTTTCCTATCCTCTTATCCTCTGTAGCTAGACATCCAGGGTCCTTATAGACCCTTACTGTCTAGCTGGTACCAGGGGGATGGGTGTTGGGAAGGGGGATTCTACTGGACACGACTAGACAAGTGTCCACTAGCCCTAAAAAACGCTGTCGATCCGACAGGAGTCGCATTGCCGGACACTAAAAGCCTCCGGGTTTACTTTGATCCCGAAGAAGACCATGACTACAACGACCCAGACGTGCTACAGCGTGTGCTGACTAAGGTTGAAACCGCCTTAACCCGAGTCAAACCAGGTCTTACCTGGGATGACGTAGCGGTTACGGTCTATTATTACCCCGGCGGAATCGAAAACGACCCACGTCACGGTAAATACCAAAGAGGGGATGGCTTTTACGCCGACTTTGGTATTACAATGTAGTACATGGAAACAACTGTAGTAAATAACCGGGTAGTTTTAAGCGTTAGTTTTAATCTTGAGGAGTGGAAGATGCTCCAAGAGAAGATGGACGCCGACGGCGCTAACAATATCCCAAAGACTCATATCAGCACGTACGTAAAACAACAGGTCTTTAATAAATAAGGTAGCCTTGACACATGCTGCTAGTAGAAGATCGCAAGGCGCTTCTAGGATCAATCAAGGATCTCGAAGGTGTACCTGTACATACTTGGCCGGAGCAAGATGAAATCCTTTCTCACCCGGCTCGTGTCCAACTTATTGCCGGAGGGGAGCGTGCGGGCAAATCTTTCTTGGGAGCACTCAAAGTCATCAATCATCTTGACGAGTATCGTAAAGGTGATGTGGTCTGGCTTGTCGCCAGAGACTACGAGCGAACAAGAGCAGAGTGGAACTACCTGCTTAACATGCTTGGGCAACTTGGTCTTATTATCAGGTCGTCCAAAAGGATCGACCCTGGTGTTATGGTCGTCAGTTGTGGTTCCGCAGCCAGTCCTGAAGATACGTTTGAAATCAAAACAAAATCAGCCAACGACTATCGGACCCTCGCTATGGAAGCTCCTCGGGGCATTGTTGCGTGTGAGGCAAGCCAGCTTGACCACGACAGTTACCTTAGACTACGAGGTCGAATCGCTGAAAAGCGAGGCTGGCTCTTCATGGAAGGGACATTCGAAATGTCTCTTGGTTGGTATCCCTCACAGTGGGAGCAGTGGCAGTCCTACCCAAACGAACTTGACAGCAGATCCTTTAGCCTTCCCTCATGGACCAACCAACGTATTTACCCCGGAGGGCGAGATGATAAAGAAATCCTTGCCCTTGAGTTAGTTCATAGTGAGAACTGGTTTAACGAGCGAATATCCGGTGTACCTGCACCACCCAAAGGACTCGTGCACCCTCTCTTCAAGACAGGGATACATGTTGACCCCATGCTTGAATACGTTCCGGGTGAACCAGTCCACTTATGGGTTGACCCCGGCTACTCACAGGTCACACAATCTGCGTATGCTGTTGAAGCAGCGCAGATTATTAACGGGCAAGTCCGGATTTTTGATGAAGTCTTTATGCGGGGTAACGACTCAGGGCAAATTACTACCGAAGATGTTATTGACCGGGCTCGCTCTCAAGTCTGGTGGAAAGATGTTAAACACGGCGTAATTGACGTGGCTGCTAAATCTGCATCAGAGCGCAGGCCTTTAGATGTCTGGATGCAATATGGTGGGTTATATATGGCGACTGACCAGAACCGTGTCGATATACTTTCAGGCATTGAGCGGTTTAATACATTCCTGAAACAAGACGCAGTAACACAAGAGCCACGCATGGTATTCTCTGAAAAGTGCAAAGGTGTGCTGTCTGAAATGGGCGGAGCTGTTAATCCGTTTGATGACCAGGTTCACGTGTACTCATGGAAGACAGACAGAGAAGGCAATGTAGTAGGAAAGGTACCAAGAGACTCCTTCAACCATGGTGTAAAGGCCATAACGTATGGGTTAGTATCTAATTACGGTGTAACAAAAATGACTCTGGGGTCCAGGAAAATCAAAATCAAACGGTGGGACTAGATGGCTAAGATCGATGAACTTCGCAGAAAAATGCAAGACATGTGGGACTCTAATGGTTTCACAAATCGACGTCAGCGCATGGAAGACGACTACGATCTTTATACGTTAAAGCCTTTCGATGCTGGAGATGGCTACCAGTCTTATACGTCTAACCAGCCTAAGGTTGTTGCAGACAAGATTATTAGCTGGATGAACGACTCCCGTATGATCGTCAGCGCCCCTTTAAGCCAGCGAATCTCTGAAAGAGAAGCTGGTGATTCGAAAGAAAAGTACATCGTCGGTGCCATGAACATGGCAGATGATCGGTTAGTTGCCCGGGGTATGCTGACTGTAAAAAGCCAGATAGCAGCACATATTGTTTTACGAGGCTGGTTTGCAGGTCGTGCAGTCTTAAATAAAAAGAAAGACAAAACCTACGTAGACATAACCCCTTTTGATCCTCTTAGAGTTGTTTACGAACAAGACGAAGACGGCATACTGTGGCTTGGTTATCGCACACTAAGATCCTCTCAAAGTATTAAACAGTTGTATGGCATCGACATTGATGAACCTACAAACTCTGACTACGACGATGAGTTTGGTATACCTGTGTGGGACTACTACGACCGCGAGCAACATGCGATTATTATTGACGGGCAAGATCCTAAATGGGGAAAGAAGCCTCTTCCTCACGGTGTTGAAGACGCTGACGGAGAAGGGGTTGCGCCTGTCTTTGTTGGGCCTGTAGGAATTGTTCCTTGGATGCAGGGAGTCCATGGGGACTCAGATCAGTCTCATGATTACGGTGAATCTATTTTCTCATCTAATCGTAATCTTTTCGAAGAGTTCAACTTTGTAATGTCGAGCACCAAGACGCTAGTACGTCGTGGTGTTAGGCAACCGTATATCGTGGAGTCTCCTGATGGAACTCAGACATTAGACACTGATCCTTGGCAGGATGGTACGGAAGTACCTTTGCCACAGGGAACACAAATCAAACCGATGCCTGAGATGAAAATGCCTGCCGACACAGGTACTTTTAATAGCCTTGTCGCTGGGGAATTACAACGTGGCGGCTTGTCTAATGTGCACATGGGAGAACTTCCGTTTGCTATATCTGGCTATGCAGCAAATGTAGTTAGGGAAGGTTCTGCACACACGCTTGAACCTCGTCTTAAATCTCTAGCAAGCGCTTTCACTCAGATAGGTGAATTGCTATCGCTTCAGTATGTATCTAACAAGTTTGGTAAGCTCACGCTTACTGGACGCCTTAATGACTTAACAGATCAGTTTGATGAAGAAATCAAACCTGAACAAGTTGAAGAGGGCGGTCGTGTAAGGGTGGACTTCAAACCAAACCAAGGACTTGAAGATCCACAAAAAATTGCAACTGCCCAAATGCTTCGTGAGGGCGAGAATCCTTTAGCGCCTGATAGCTGGATCTGGGAAAATATCCTAGAAGTTTCTGATACAGAACAATTCCAAACAGCTATTGATTCCCAGAAAGCAAACTTAGGAGATCCTAAGGTTCAGCTTATGAACATGATTACTGCCTTGCTTAAAACAGGCGATGAAAACAAGGCGATGATCTACATAGACCTTCTGATGAAGACAGTTGAGCAGGAAGCTATGACCCAACAAATGCAACAAGCTCAATTCGCTGCTGCATCTGCTCAAGCTGCTATGCCGCCCGGTGCTCTTGGCGAACAGGGTGGCGGGCAACAGCCTTCACCTGATAGTCTAGGGGTTCCTGGGGGTGGCGGTATTAATGCTCAACTAGGACCAGAGGGTGCTCCGGTGCAAGCAGCACCCGGGGAAGCTGGTGGTCCATCGATAGAAGCGGTTTTGTCCGCTATAGGTTTAAGTGAAGGACCACAGTAATGGCTAGCTGGTATGTTCAAACCGATGTCGGAAACTTATTTATCCCCGACCACTACAACGCCTCCGCAGCTACAGCTAGAAGTATGGCTAGGCAGTGGGCGCGCACGTTCTCTCCTGACATAGCAGATGAAATGAATGTGACTGAAAACCCGTCCGGGTTCGGATCAGTAAACTACGGTGATAGTGTCTGGGGTGGTTACGGTGTACCAGCAGGTGCTGTAAATCCTAGCAACTATGTTCAAATTCAAGACAATGTTACCTCTGGTAAAAAGTGGGACTTCGTAGAAACTACTGACGTTAATAAGGGCGGGTTTAGTAATTACAGTGGAGAAGGTAAAGACACTGAAATTCAAGAGTCACGAGACTTAGTAGACCCAGTGCAAGGATTCTTAAAAGGTCTTGGATTTGATTTTAGCCAAGGGGCTAGTGCTGCACGTGACTTCCAACAGCGGATGGGGCGTTTAGGGCAGAGTACCTTTGCAGCTCAACGAGCAGCAGACTTCTTTGATGACGCCATCCCTGGAGGTGGACCTCAGGATTCAGAGCAGTTTGCAAGAGGTCTTGGGACAAACATGGGCAATCGTTTTGGATCTATAGGTACCCGGGCATTAGAAAACCTTCAAGCTTTGTCCAACCTCAGTGGCGCCCTTACCCCTGTCGGTGATAACACCATGCGTCAGTTTGTTAACCCGTACTCCGGTTCATACACAGCTGAAGGTCAAGGTGATCTTCAGGCAGGAAATATAGCAAACTTATTAACAGCAGCCTTTCAAGGTGCTGGGGTTTCTCCGTTGTATGCTAATCAAGTACGCTCTGGCCAAGTTGAAGACATGTTTACAAGATACGCAAACGCAAACCCAAACTTAGGTTCAGATAACCAGCTAGATCAAAACTTCTTAAAATACGCATCAGACCAACTTGGACTATCGCGCTTCTTTCAATAAGGACAACTGATGGCTCTCAATTTAGATCCAACACAGAACCCTTGGTTGCAGTTTCTTGAAGATCAACCTAAGGCTGCGTTCTTAGGAGCTGCAAGCAATTTCCTTGGCGGCGCAGGAAATACAAACACGAACCGAAGAAGTCTCGATCAGGTCTTTCAACAGACCTTGAGTGACTTCCAGCAGGAGCTTGGGCGACGTTCTCTAAACAACGAGAACCCTAACCTGTTGTTCTCTCAGTTCGCTGGTGGCTTAACAGACCAAGACTTTACTCGTCGGTTTGCTGCCGTAACAGACCCAATGCCTTCACAGCAAAGATTTAACCCTCGTACTAGGAAGCTGTACTTTAGTTAGTTATGCCACCACGAGGAAGAAGCTTAAACCCAAACGCTCCTATACCGGCTGCTAGCCGCCCGTTTAGCCCTGCGACTCAAGCAAAGAGTCAAACTCAAGGGCTTCCACAACAGCCTAATGCAGAGGCGTGGGCAGGTATTGCCAATCGCTACATGGAAGAGCTTGCCAAGGCTTACAGTGCGGCGATTGGTGCTGATGTAAAGAAAGTTCATGTCTCCAATCCTGAAAAGTTCGGAGCTGTCGTTAACGCCGTAGACATGCTTAAGGATGAGAAAGTTGGACAGGGAGTCGATCCAATAGAAGCAGGTAATGCTGCGTTCTTAGATGTGTTTAGCGAAATGGGGGTTGATCAGTTCAAGTCTGGAATAGCTCCCGGTCTTAGCATGATGCTTGCTGATAAGCAGAAAGAAGAACTCCGGAACGCTCCAGAGCCCACTCAGCTTGAACGCTTTGGCACTGTCTTTGCTCGCCCGTTCCTAATGTCTAGAGGTGGAGACAAGACTGAGGCTGCTTACAGCACCCCTGAGCGTAGAAAAGAATACTCAGACGCAGCAGGGGCTTTGTTTAACTTCACCACCCCGACTATCCCTAAGTCATTTACATACTCCGAGGAAAACCCAACTGGCGGGTTCAACAGGGTTGCTCGTGAAACTATCCGTGACTTCTCGTCACCATTTTCAATGAGCCTAACTGCTCTAGCACCTGGGGTTACTCAGGCAGGATCAGTAGCTCTTAGAGCTGCTGCTGCAAAAGCGTCTACACCAGCTAAAGCTAAAGCATTAAAGCTCGCTGCCAAGCTAATAGATGACGGAACGTATGCAAGAGCGTTACGCATGGAAGCCCAAGGAGAGCTTGGAGGAAACCTACTAGTCAACGCACTGGAAGATCAAGGCGTAGAAATGAACATGGCCCAGCAAATTGCTGTTGGGTTAATTGGTGGTATAGGTGCAATAGCTGGCCCTGCTCTAATTAAACGAGGAGGCGGAGCGGCTATTAATGCAACTAGGCAATCACTAGACCCTAGCAACATTGCCGAGCCACCCCGTACATCTGCTGGCAAAGTAGACAGGTTGTTGCGTGAGACACGGCGAGCTGAAAGCGAACAGCAGCGGATACTAGATGAGGCAACCAGCGAAAGAGCTGGTGTTGTAGATGACGGTATATACGAAGACCCTGATGATTTTATTGAGCGAGGGGCTCTTCCAAGGACTGAAGACGATGGCTATGGCTACAGAACAGAGGAAGGTCAACGAAGACTTGCTGACTTGCGCTATGGGGAAAATGCAAGCCGACGCTCCCCAGAATCAGTAGAGCCTCATGTTGACGCTGACGGATACCCAATACCTCTTTCTAGGGAAGACTACGAAATACTTGGCTACGGTCAGGGCGCTCCGGTAGCGTTCCGTGAAGAAATACTTCGACCTCAGGAACGAGCTACTGGTGAGATTGTACGTATAAATAAAGAAGGTGGCATAGAGTCTGTTGACAGCCCTCCTGTTCCCGGAGAAGCCCCTGATCTATTTGTTCAACTTCAAAGAGATATTGAAGGGGACCCGTCTAGAGCGGCTGGCAACTATAAAGGCATGAAAGAACAGGCTTTTCTGCCAAGAGATCATGGAGTATACGTAGAGACTAGAACACCTGAAGAAATAGCTTCACCTATAACTCGTGGCAGGGGTGACTTTAAAGTCGAGTACAGAGAGCCTAGTTATGGTTATGGCGACCTCGGTCAAAATCCTAAAGGTGGCGGGGCTTACACGGTGTATAAAAAAATTGACGGCGAGTTTGAGCCTGTAGCAGAGTTTAGTGTCTACCCTGCCGACTACGACCTAAAGACAAGGACGCATGTAAACCCTGATAGCGGTAAGTCTATTGAATATAACTACGGGTTAAGTATCACAGGAACAGATGAATACGGTTACAGTCTTGATTACGGGAACTTTGATCAAAAAGCAGTTTTTGGTGACGGCGTTAAAGGTGCCATGAACCTTGCTCGAGTCTTAGATAAAATTGTTGATTACATAGAAATGGCTCCGCTAGACGGCTCACCTCCAGGAAAAGTTTTAGGGATTAAAGGAAGCCGCCTACATGGAACTAAGAATACTGTTGCCTTAAGAGCTAATGACATACGAAACTATGCTGGTGGCAAAATTGAACTACCTGCTGGATTTAAAGAAGCAAATAAACAACGGGAAGTTTTAGGCCCTGTTAGCTCTATAGTCCGTAACTTTAAAGACGTTAAGATAGGACTCAGCCGTTCCTTCCCTAATATCGATGAAGAGTTAATCGATGATCAAATAGAAATTCTTAAGAAAAGATACCTAGCAGTTAAAACCCAGCCCTTTAGTATTCACGCTGGTCAAGGTGAAAGAAGAGGGTTATCAGAAGCGGAGTGGCTGCGCTCACGGTTTGCTGGTTTTAACATTGATGGCTTGGTAATGATGGATGACGGAAGGCTTCTTAGCCCGTCATCTGAATCAGGTGTTGACGCTTCTACCGTGTTTGTAAAGCCTATGGCACTTGCTCAGGGCGAGTATGCCGTAGCAGAGAATGTTGTACGAGCAGTTATTAGCACTAACTTTGGCAGGGTGGCAGGGGATGTTGACCCCCAGCGCATGGTTACCGAAGTTGAAACTATGTTTCACGAGATCGGTCACGTAATTAGGCGCGACCTATATGACATGAATCCAGACTCTCGTTTGATTCTTGAGAAATACTCAGGAGTAAAGAATGGTATTTGGACTAACGATGCTGATGAAAAGTTTGCACAGGGGTACGTAAACTACCTTGCTAATCCTGACGATTTCTTGCGAGCTGGCCTTGAAGGAATAAACCTAGGTGGTAGGGGTATCCAAGGGTTAATGGAAATCTTTGGGCAGGTTACTCATTGGTTGCGACAAGTTTTACTTGATGATCCTTCTACTGGTACAGGAGGACGCTCAAGCCTGACAGAAGTAGAATTTAAAGCTTTTGATGACATTTTCTACAACCCGACGGCTAAAGAAAACCAACCTATGTGGCATCGGACAGTGAGTGATGACCAAGGCAGGACGATTCTTGATAAAGAAGGCGGCGGAAACCGCAAGCTTACAGAACCATTCCGTAACCCTAACCCTTGGTGGACCACCTCCGCAGCCAACGCACGAACACCAGGGGAGATTGGAGGAACTACTAGCTCAATACCTCCTCGAACCCGTATCAGTGAAAAAGAAGCTGATGTATACCTAGACAGAGATCCCGGTTCAGGACGAAGGACAGGTCCGCCTGGAGTTGAAAATGTATCAAGCCAGCCCCGACCTCGACCCATGCCGGACACTAACAACCAGCGTGGTCCACTTCGGTATTCTCCGGAAACCACAACACCGCAAGTGGAAGGTCCATCAGGAATACGCATGTTCGATGAAGACTGGGATCAAGCGGTTGAAGATGGTGTTCAGGTATGGAGGGACGCACCGGGATATCAGCCTATCGAAACTGGCGACCCTAGTTCAATCGAATATAACCCGATTATTATTCAGCGTGTTGTGCCTGCTAGGGGGTCAGTGGATTCAGGTAACCAACTGACATATTCTGTTAGGGTGGATGGCAATTTTCGCCCTGCCGCAATCGTTGGTTTTTCGCGCATACCGCGTAGCGACCCGTCTGTAAGTAACGGGAATACCTGGAACATGCACATGCGGTCTTTAGGCGACGCCACGAGGGAAGGTGAACTCTTTTCCGACGACCTGTCTGCTATTGGGCTTTCTGTTATTAGAGACACCAGCAATACCGTAAGAAGCGTCAGGAACTTGCCTAGTCTTGAAAGCGACTGGGACACTCCTACTCGCAACTTTATGGATCGTGGAAGCCGAGATGAAGATGCTCTTAACGCAGCACGCGAAAGGCGTCGTGCTGCTGGTATGTCTCTCGATGATCAACTTGAAGCTGACGTTGCCGCAGCTCGACGTGGTGAAAGTATCGACGAGAGCGTAGTCCCTGATGTTACCGGTCGTGGCGACCTTGACGACACCAACCCGTTCGCAAGGGCGAACAGAGATGTAGTCCTAGAAGAGAACAGAGCAGCGCAAGTCCTACGTGACGCAAGGGTTCGTCAAGCTGAGCGTTTAGGCTTAGACCTTGAGAACGGTGCCGACAAAGCACTGGAAAAAGCCGCCCTTCAAGGAACGGCTGTTCCTTGGGCAGATGCAGACAGAATCGTACGTGAAGACATTCGACCTCGCATGGTGGACATTATTAAACAAGTAGGGCGACAGACCAACGCTGACGTAGATTTACGAGCAGCGCAAAACCGGCAAGCAGCGGCTGCTTCAGCAAATATATTCTCGACTTCAACAGCGACCGGTGAAGACATAATAAAAAGAGGTACTGCGCCACTCCAAGCCACAGGAGAAAAACCACTCTCTGCTATGGATCGCCCCCCAATTAGAGGGCCGAACGCAGACCCAGCTAACTCGTTGAGTGAAGCTGATATGCACTTGATCTTTGAGTCAATCGCACGTAACCCGCGCATGCGTCCATACACCAAACTTAATACAGCTAAGGCTATATGGAAGTTGGTTGACGGAGAACACCTGACGAAATTTGATATCCAGCGATTGCGTTCAGTGTTTGGTAAAGAAGTAACTGCCGGAATGTTCGACACCCGAGGGTGGAAGCGTAAGACATTTGATGAGATTATGGATGTTCTTGGGATTCCAAGGCTCCTCCTTGCCACGATGGACTTCTCTGCTCCGCTACGTCAAGCATTACTGCCCTTGGGTGGTCACCCACTACGCTGGGCTAAAACATGGGGACCTGCATGGAAGGGAGCTATAAGCGGCAAATACTACGACGCACAAAGAACAAAGAGACAAGCCCACAAGAACTACAGAATCTTTACTGAACCGTCCAGTCCCAACCTGCCTGAAAACCAGCGAGGACTAGGACTGTTTGAGACTGACCCTGAAGCAGGGCTTGGTCAGAACGAAGAGGCGTTCTTGTCTGAGTTCTTAAAGAGGCTGCCTGACCGTGCTGGTAACTTAGCTGCTTGGACAACTCGAACTCCAGGGGCAAAGAAACCTGTGAAGAGTATTCTTAGCGGCATCGGCACTGTAGCTGGTTACCCAATCAGGTTCTCTGAGCGTGGTTGGAGCGGGTTCTTGGACGAGCTTAGGTTCGGTTTAATGAACGACGCCTGGGAAAGCTGGAAGACTCCAGGCTCTCTTGATAGCAACGGTAAAGCGAGCTTTATTCTTGACGAAGCCACAGGCGACCTTGTTCCCACAGCACAAACACTAAAGGATGGGCGTGACCTTGCTCGCTACATCAACATATCTACTGGTCGTGGTGACCTTGGGATGCTTGAAGGAGCAGCAGCCCCGCTAGCAAACATCTTCTTCTCACCCCGCCTTATGGCTGCACGTTTCGAAGCGCCATACGAACTCATCAGGTGGGATCGATCTAAGCGTGTGAAGAATCATATTTACCGTGACATGGGTGGAGCTATGGGTGGTGGAGCTACCGTACTGGGACTCGCAGCTATCGCTGGTGCCTCAGTAGAACTTAACCCAACGTCTTCAGACGCCGGTCGTATTCAGGTAGGCAACACCCGTGTTGATATCTGGGGTGGTTTCCAACCACTCGTGCGTACGATTGCCCGTGTAGCAATGCGAGAGCGCAAGTCAACTGGCACAGGCAGAATCACCGACCTAGACAAGGACGGCATAGGCCTTGTCTCTCAAGAGATCGGTAACTTCTTCAGAGCTAAACTCGCACCAGTAGTAGGCTTCGGAACCGACATAGCCCTTGGTGGAGACTTCACTGGCGACGAGATTGACTTCGGTTCAGGCAACCGGATGGATCTGCTAATCTCCAGGTTCGCACCACTGTTAGCCCAAGACTTAATAGAGTCCTACAGAGCTGACGGGCTTACAGGGGCGGCTCTAGCAGCGCCGTCGTTCTTTGGTACCTCTGTGATTTCCTACCAAGGAGTAGAGGAAATAACCCGAAGAGACTACAAGTACCCTAAAGACCACCCTAATAAAGACCGACCGGGCAGAAAAGGTTTGGCAAACTTAACCGATTCTGACTACTCTGTATTCCAAGACCTCCCGCCGTTCTTGCAAGACAACGCTATCGCCATGAACAAGTTTGAGGGCAGCCAGAAAGACAGTGAGTTCTCGGCTCAGATCGCCCAGATTGATGAAGACTACTTCACGACACTCGTAGGCATCATGGACGATATGGAGAAGACTGACTCACAGAAGGTGTCAGCGTTCTTTGACGCAGGCAACACCCGTGCCGACAAGAGATCCGCTGCGTTTGAAACCCAGTACGGCGAGTTCGTAAGATCTGATGACGAACCTATAGACGACAACGCTAAGGCAATGCGCTCGTACTACGACATGGTTGCTAACTCTATTAATAGCGACAATAGTTTTAATAATGATTTCTTTAACAGCACTTACGCTGACTACATAAACTCTTGGTCTAAAGAGCAGAATCAGTGGGTTCGTGCAAACACAAATACCAAGGTTATTCCTGAAGCTATGTGGAACATTCTTCCTGATAAGCAAAAGGAGAATTACAAAGCGTCTAGTGATGCTCGTGATGCTCTTGTTAAAATCTGGGCAAACGACGAAGCTGAGGTACAAGCTCAGATAGAGTCACGGCGTCTTAACGTAGAAGAAGTTAGGGCTGGTATCAATCAGGGACAGGAATCAATAGAGGAAAACAGAAGGGCTGCTCGTGAGAGGGATAACTTAGACCCCCGAGATGACTACACTCCTGTAGATAAAACCAAAACACCGGTATTTATCGGTGATGCTCCAAGAAGAAATAGGTTTACCCCTTCTGCTGCACCTTCTGGAGTAGTACCCGGCACCACTAAGTCCAAAGAACCTGCGGGTCCGGTGTTTATCGGTAGCCGATAACATCTGTTAGTATTTGTAACTATCGGATATCACCGTTTAGTGGTACACGAGGAGACAAAAAGAATATGGTCAACAAAGGACCTGAGCAAGAACCGCAATCTCTTCCAGACGATCTGGGAGCAGTTAACACAGTCGTTCAAGATGAACCAGAAGGCACTCTTGTAAAAGATGTGACTGATAACGCTCCTAGTGAGGACGGGACGGCGGCACCGGCACAGCTCACCAATGATGACAAACCACAGGAAACGCCTGAGCAATCGCTTTACGAAACGCCCGGTTTTAAGGAATATCAATCCAAGACAGACCAGCGTATTGCAGAGCTTAGTAGTCAGGTAGAGCAAGGAACTAAAGCGGAACAAGAGAGACAGGCTCAAGCTGAAGCCGCCACTCTTGATAACACTGTCCAAAGCTGGAAACAGCAGCAGTATGAAGCTTTGATGGGTCGTGGGGTTGAAGAAGCAGTAGCAGCAGAAATGGCTGATGCTTACGGAAACCTAGCTAAGCAGAACTATCTCGCCACTAAGGGAGTTCAGACTGCTCAAACGGCTACATCAACTGCACAAGGACAGGTTGTGGAACAGGTCCGCAACGCCCGCGCTTATGAACTTGCTGCACAGTACAAAGTCCCGTTCGCTGAACTACAGGCGATTAACGACCCTAACTATATGGAACTTCATGCTAAGTCATTAGCACGGACGGCAAAGTTAGAGTCGCAACTCGCTAAAAGTAGCGGCGCGCAGGTATTTGATTCAAGCAACCCTGAGGTCGAAGTCGCACCGTCAGATGACGTGCGAATACTAGACGCTTATGCCGCTGGAGACACTCGTGTCAACAGAGAGATGGCAGCCGCCGCTTCTAAACGGTTAGGCATGTCAATCTTCTAGCCACCGGCAGAGGAATCAAAAATGGCTACTCAGACTTCAACAACCAGCGTGTTGCAACAGATGTCTCGGATCATGCTTGTAAAAGCACGTGAGACTGAAGAGCACAACATGCCGGTTGTAAACCTCATTGAGAGGTTTAATCTGCCTAAGGGACACTATCAACTTGATATTCCTAAGGTAGGACAGATGACTGCATCCGACTTGGATGAAGGCATCGACATGACTGATACGGAAGACATCAACCCTTCGATTGTTTCGGCAACGACGGCTGAGGTTGGACTTAAGGTCATCGTGACTGACATTCTGCTTCGTCAGAATAACGAGTCAGTCTTTAGCATTATCGGTCGTCAGATGGGTACTGCTATGGCTCGCAAGAAGGACACTGATGCAATAGCGCTCTTCGTCGGACTCAACGGCGGAACTGAATTTGGTGCCGACGGTGCCGACTTCACGCTGGCTAACGCCTCGGCAGCTATTGCAAAAGCTAAGGCGAACAAAATGGGTTCGCCTTTGTTTATTGTCCATCACCCTAATGCGATCTTTAAGTTCATCAGCGGCTTCTCCGGGCCTATCGCTTCTGGCGGTAACCTACCTAAGCCGTTCAGCGCTGACGCTCTGACGGACTTCTGGACTGGCATTAAGGTCAGTGGCGTACCGTTCTTTGAAGATGGAAACATTCAAAAGACTTCGGGCGTTGACTCCGGATTCGGTGTCATCG